TCTTTACCTAGCAGAGCTGAAAAACATCGTCTGTAGTCTTCCGGGCCTGCTCCGCCGTTTACGCAGACATTACGAAAAGCTATCCGAGTATCAGAACTAACTTTGCAGGTCAGAAATTGTTCTGCAGAACGGGCTTCTGGAACCTCACGGTGAATACATACTCCAGCTTTCCTTTCAACAATATGCTTCAATGCTCCCATTATGGTTTCTCCTTAATAAATATTTTACCGGATTCAAACTTTTCAGCAGGAGCAAGAATTTCCATTGCCAGTCTTCTTACACCTGTATCCGCTGGGAGTGCTATTTCATTAGTAGAAATTATGAGTTTAGCATCTGATACCGCAAAGTTATAAGATTCCGGAACTTCGGTAAAACGATCAGCAATAGCAATTTCAGTAGGAACTGACGAAAGCGGCTGCTCCAGAAAAACAGAAGTGCTGAATGTTCTGTCACTATTAGCAACTTCATCGGCAGAAACAATTTTTACAACAACCCCGTCACATAGAAGCTCATTATGAAATCCTCCGGGAAAACAAATTATATTCTTCATTGATACGGGTGATTTTATTACTATCTTTGAAGTTGTTGAACCTTCACCAAGTAGCAGAGATTTTTCAGGATAGATTTTTTCTCCAGTTGCCCCATACCCCAGCTTCATTAAAACGTCCTGTTTCTTAAAAACAGTTTCCGGAGCTGTTTCAAAACCGGCGGAGGCAAAGCTGTAATATGATATATTAGGTGAATCAGCCGCAATAAGCTGAAGCATGCCTATATCAAGTGTCGATCCCATATTTTCAACTGCTGAGACTGCAAGCCGGTATTTTTGATAAACTATGTCATTACTAAAACTAAACGTCTTTCTAAGCCCTGCTGCCCATCCACTTATATTTTGCTGAGAATCAAGCTCCACCCACTCATTTCCATTATAACCGGATAACGTCCAATTGCGGGGAGCACGTTTAGCTACAGTGTCAGCTGTTTCCTGATCAGACCAGAGTATTTTTCTAGCTGTTATTGAATACTTAGTTACAGGGTATAAAAAAGGCCCCGAAACTGTAATAGCTACCGGTAATACTGCCGCCTGAAAAGAATGGAATTTATCAGCCGATTGCTCAGATTCATCAATAAGACCATCAAAAATTTTCCATACTTCATGACCATAGATATTTTCAGTAGAAGAAGTCACGCTGAAGCCACAGCGGGTAAAATCATCCATAACAGGAAGATAATTAACCTCTTCACCACCTACTTTCCATGAACCATCAATAGAACATTCTCCGCAGTCTGTTATCAGGCTATCCCCGACATTAAGCTGACTTACGGAACTAAAACCGTAGCGGCTGTACCTGTCATGATCAATGCGTCCTGAAATCTGCTTAATTTCCATTCGAGCACTTAAAATCTGGTTATCATTATCAGCACTCACACTATGAGAAGGCGGATTTATTTTCCAATCTCCGGTCAAATTATCCCAGCCGGATTCATCATCAAAAACCATTACCGGGCCATCCTGAACAGGAACTTCAAGCACATTGACAGTAAACTCACTGTCAGCTGATCTTAGATACCCGGCTTTGGTCGTATAAACATAAATCCTGTGGAGCGTATCTCCGTCAACTTTTGGCAGGGTCCATAAGATAGTGGAGTCTACTCTTGAAAAAGAGCCTCCTGAAACAGACACAACATAATCCTGCCCGTCATTCCAGTTCATAATCTTAACCGGAATCACATGGCCCTCAGGAGCCGAAGAACTTGCCACCAGAAATGGCGTATCAATAGTATAATTTTCAGTAGCTATACGCAGAGCCGAATCTCTGGCAACTTCAGCCCCTTTTCTGGCTTCTTCCGCGGCAAGACAGAACTCTCCAGCAGATTTTTTATAAGCCAGAGAAATATCACAGGCCTGTAATGACTCACTTAAAGCAGCTTCAACCTTGTCCCGATTCTTAACAGTCTCCTGCAAAAACTGCTGCGGAGACAAGCGCTCCCCTTCCGGAGTTGAAATATCGTACATAAAAGTTCTGGAAAGCTGCTCCTGAAGCTGCTGATCACGCATAACAGATCTGTCGAAGGCCTCATTAAGCAGCTCTACTGAAAATGAATCGTTCTCTACAAGCTCAAGACCCTGAGTGAATCCAATTTTCCGGTATAAAGTTATCTTTTTGCCCTCAGGCAAAGGTTTACCATTGACGGGATAACGAATAACCCCGCCAAACTCATCACCTATACCGGATTCAACTTGAAAATCTGAGCCATGAATCAATTCATTCTGTTCACCACTGCCATCACTGATAACCGCCCCGATATCACTGCTATCAAAAATTTTAAAAGAATAAAAAAATAAGTCCTGCTTACCGTCTCCAACATATGTGACAGGACTGGCACTGGAAACTACAGTCATCTGAAAACCCCTTGAAATCAGTTTACCAAACGGTACTGATATTCATATATTGTAGTCGATTGAATTTTAAAATTAAGGACAATAAATGCTCTTGTTATCGCAATAAGCCGGAACCGAGTCTCTGCGCATCGGTAAGCATGGAGCCGGCACTTTCAACGCTGCCGTTATATGAGTTGTAGTAGCTGTGTTTAAGAGAAATCCCTGAACTTCCTGAAGCCCGCCATAATGCCAGATCTCCCTGCTCAATACTGTTATCGGCATTAATTTCAGCATCATAAAGAATGAGCTTTTCATCTATCTTTTCCTGACGATCCATTGCATTTCTAGAATCCAGCAGAGAGCCTGAATCAGATGAAACACCGGAATAATTCCCAAGACTGTGCTTGGCCCTGTAAAGATCCCGTTTTAAATCAGCAACTTTGGACTCAGCTTTAACCCTTATGGCCTCTGCATTCCTATAACCTATCTGCTGCCGATACTGCCCTTCAATCAGAGCATTATTGGCAGCCTGTCTTGCCAATGCAGCATTCTGATCTATCCGGGCAGTGCTGCTCAGATAATTCACCGCCGAGGTCCCTATATAAGTAGCCATGCCCAATGCCCCGAAAACACCTGAAGCCACCGTTACCTCCTTTATTTTTGAACTGATTCCGCCTTTTTTACGGCTTTAATAAAAACACCTGATCTGATTTTATGTGTCCCGGAAAAATGAAAACCGCACCAGCGATGCCATGAAAGACTGCGCTGATTCTCTTTGCTGATCCAAGTTACAAGAACAGGAAATTCATATTGAACAAGCTTAAGTAACCGTTTTGATATCCGGGCAAGACCTATACTGTGATTTTCCACTTCTGCTGATGAAACCATCCATGGAACACCAACGCCGTCACAGAGCTGAATAATCCCGAAAACAAGGCACGGCGCATCATTCACATAAAGGCAAAAAACCACCTTTGATTGGATAACATCATTAAAAATTACTTCTGCGATGGGCTGATCTGCTCTTATTGTCTCCAGATCACGCTTATCAGAAGCTCTGAGTTCTGAAATTACATGATCAATATCCTCCAGTTCCGGGACTCTGATTTTAATTTTTCCAGTTACGGATTCCTGAAAATTGATCATTGAAACACCGAAACCTTGGGAATCAGAGCCAGAACAGTTAACGGCAGAGGTTGGTCCTGACGGATAAAAATCTGGCCGTCCCGGTCATAACCGCGATTGAATTTGATCTCATAGTCACCGCTGTAAAGTCCCGGAGCTTTTCCAAGTTTATCAGCAGAGGACCTGAAAGGAGCTCGCTCAAGATGCTCCCCATCATAACCAGCCTGAAAACCTAACGATTCAAAAAGTCTGACGATAACATGGGATATTCTCTTCAACTGCCCCTGTGCTGTTCCGTATGAAGATCCACCCTCAAGGCGCAGTGTTTTCATATCCGAAGTATAGGCGAGTCCGGCACTGACATTACAGGCTGGTATATCAAGTTTTATTCTTCCATTTTCAACAACCTGATCAGGCCTTACGGCCCCGTCGGCAAGAATGGAAACCATGCTCCCTTCAAGATGATCCAATCCGTAAAAAACACAGGCTGGAGACTCATGATTATAGGATAATCCGGAATCAACAAAAAAAGCCTGCCGTGAATCAACCCCGTTGAACTCATCCTCCATTTTTTCAATATAACAACGCTCAACCCCGTTGATTTTTCTCGTAACTGAAACCCACAATTCTTCCTGTCCAGTCCCCGGAATCACACAGACAGAAGTAAATTTTCCCTTTGTCGTATGATGATGAAATCCGACAACGTCATGCTCCCGCTGATATGTCATTCCAAGAAGAAGACCATCGTCACGAACCATCCAGACTATTGAATCAGGGCATTGCTGATAAGACCACTGCACAATGGGATTTGTGCGGGTCAGATGCTCGGCAAGGATGGTCAGATCCGGAGCTACATATCCATCCGTTTCAAATGAATACGAAAGCTCGCGCACTGTTTTCTTTTCACGTTGCAGAAACAGAATAATGGAACCGACAACAACAGGAGTGACCGGCGCGGAACCGTGGGTTGTCTCACGCCTGACCATAACCGAATTCGGGGTGACCATATCACTCCCGGAGCCACCGGAAAGCCACCATTCACCGCCGGAAGTCCCTATAATCAGCTTTTTGGAACTCACCATCCAGCAGATGGCATTAACCTGATCGGCCGACAGAGTATAAGTGCAGGCATCGTCATCCACTACATCTTCTGAAACTCCGAAATCTTCATATTTACCACTGCGGCTCATCCATATTGTCTGCGGTCTTTTGGGGCTGGCGGCAAAACAAAGTCTCTCTTCAAAAAAAGTAACACATGAAGGATAGCCAAGTGAGCTGTTCCATTCTTCAGGTGGAGAGAGAAATTCAACAATCTCCATAGCCCAGTCCACATGTGACGATCTGGAAAGCTTATAAGGTTGAACTTCAGGATGTACTAAGTACATAACATCGGCAGACTGGGTGAAATGAAGCTTTTCCAGATCACTGCTTCTATACGGTGACTCTATTTCAACAGGGCAATCATTTTCATCGACAACAATACCGCCATCCTTGTAAATACGGATATTCTTATCTGTAAATTCAAGAACATAAGCCTGTTCAGTTGAAAATTCAAAAGGGATTAATTTTACTTTGGGATTAAGAGATCTCAGCTCAAGACCTGATACAACTCCACAAAAATCCTGATCAGCAGTTAATTCAAACTTATTAGGACCTCCTTTAAACTCCACCCTGAACGATCCGTTACATTCTACATTCTGACTTTGAAAACTCCCGCATGAGACAGAAAGAGAGCCTTGCACATAATCCCTGATTTCAAATACAGCCTCATAAATCTTTTCTTCCAGCGGCAGGAGGCATGATGCAAGACTCATGTCATCCTGAGAGCCATCGCAGGATAAGCAGCCTTGAACAACATTCCATCCCTTATCCAGACTCCATGAATCGGAACCAAAAACAATTGTCCCGGAAAGAATATTCCTTCCTATGACTTCACGAATAAAACGGAATCCACTTCGCCGTGAAGCTCCGCCATGCGGATGTATAAACATGTTCTCCAACAGACTCAGACCGTTTGAATATTTTGCAAGATCAACACGCCCCCCGAGTCTGGGAGAAAGCTCACCGGCACTGAAATTTGTCATTATTAACGGGACCGGCATCTGTTATCTCCATAGATTCAAAAAATTATCCTGAGGCAGTCCCCTTGCCTCAAGCCACGGTTCATCAGACACAATATCCTCATGTCCTTCTGAAGAATCAGCAAGCCGCGCAGATTGAAGGGCATTAAGATACAATGTCCACATTTCCTTGACCCTTGAATTTGACCCCGTAATGTCATCAGCTATTTCCGCTGCAAGCCGTGCGGCAAAAGCCATAACAAAGCATGGATCAAACAAAGCCGGATTAATTACACGGGAGGTATAAACTGCGTAGGCTTCATCACTATTGGTAAGCACCCTGTCTCCCTCAACAACAAAGGAGTCACCGGATTCATTGAGCTGCCTGATATGCAGACAGTCCGGGGGCTTCTGATACTGAAAGCGGAATCCGAAAACAGGTTTATCTGAAAGTCTGGCCAGCCTTGATCTTGATGCTGCAAAATTCCAAGGATACTCACGTAAGACCGTATCCCGCACATGCCCATACATCAGATTACAGGTCAAAGCTTCCTGTGAGATATCATCAAGGGATTCTATCAGCTTTGCGCCGAGCTTCCTTAATGCGAGGTTGCATATAGTTACTTCGGAAACAGACATACATCTCCTTTCAAATACGTGACGGTTTCGGATGAATACCGAAACCGTCACATTATCATTTCTTAACGGTTTGTCTGGTCATCCATGATGACATAACCGCTTACTTTTCCCGAGGTTGCATCTCCCCCGCTGACAGTAAAATTAAGACGCAAAAATCCGGGATGCCTGTCCGGCAGTGAAGGCAGAGGAAAAGTATAACCACGAACAAGTGAAGCAACCGGAATTGATCCAGATTCATACAGGGTTTCAAAAAGAGAGAAATCATCATCCTCAGAAGCCTGAAGAGCCACTCGAAGACCGGAAAGTCCGGCGAAATCTTCGCCGTCAACGAGGACTTTTACCTTTACGGTATTTCCACAGCCGCAATCCCTGCCGACATTCAAGACATTTGTAGATACGGCATTGGAAACAATAGGCTGCTTTTCACAAAAGCAGTTTTCATAATCTATATACATCAAATATCTCCATTAAGTTATATTTTGAAAAACGTGAAAGAGCTGCTGTTCTGCTAAATAAGAACAGCTTATTTAGATTGCTGCTTCTGTATTATGGAGAGCATCCACGCAACGAATGGGGAATCCCCAAAAAGTTGTTACAGGGCGACCTTCCCAGCTTTCAGTTCTGAGCATGGTGTCGTTTTTATCTGAAGCTTCTATATCGAGCTGAGTTTTAATGGACCTGTTGCAGTAGATGACGGTTTTGCCCATTGAGGTGTTGGGAATTCTGTTAAGTCCGGTTATCAAAGCCCTGCGGATTGATCCCTGACCAAAATTAGCGGTATCAATGGAACCAATACGGGCCACATAGCGCCAGTCGCGGACCACTAGACCGGGAGTCCATTTGTAATGAGTTCTGTACCCCTGATAACGTCCGCCGTTGTTATCCTCCAAGGTAACTTCGCCAAGATCGTTATGGGATACACCACCGCTTGAACCTTTCGGAAAGGTGAAATGAACAGTCTGATCAGACCAGCAGACAATCCAGATTGAAGTACAACTGTCTCCGGTTCCTCCGAAATCAATAACATTCTCATTTTCAACGGAGCTGAACCTTGGAGCAAGGCCAAGGAATTTTTCCGGCTCAAGATCAGTATCACCATAAATAAAGGTGTCTGCGAATTCCTGATTCATAGCTTCCAGAAATGCACGATCCTCGGACATACGGAAGGTTGCGGTATTGCCGTTAAGATCAGCAAGAGCTTTGTCTATTTCAGCATAAGATTCCAGCATACCGCAGACATCATCCACCTGTTTGGTGCGTGACTTGCTGGGTTTGATTCCATAATTGAGTTTTCTCCAGCTGACGGAAGGCAGATCAGTGCGGACAGTAGTCCTATGTCCGGTAGGAAGGTTCCCCTCAACCCATGCTGCATCCTGAAGAATTTCATTTGTTTCCGAAAGCAGCTCAACAACTGTTCTTACAGATCCGGAAGGATCTATTCTGTTTGCCCAGTCCGAAAGAGTGTAAGCGGTGTTACCAAGTGTTGCCATGTATAAGCCCCATAAGTTTCGGTCTTTCAAAGACTCTCGGTCCACGGCGCTCAAGGCACTCTGAATTTAAGGCATAAAATTTATTTCAAGTTAAATAACTGCACAGCCTGAAAAAAGAGCTATTTCAGATCAGTACAATCCCTGATTAGGATACAGAATGGATGCGGGATCACGTTTGGAAACCGCGGCAGGAGCATCAACATAATGATCTTCAGACATGTTTTTACCGATTTCATAAAACATTTTTACAACAGCAGGATGATTTCCATAACCTGTTACATCAAGCAGTTCCGCAACCTCATCAGGTACAAATCTGCCGACAGCAGTGTGCGCCACATTTAATTTTTCATTAAATGCCCGACCCTGCCAGCCCGGCATTTTTTTAACTTCATCACCCCATTTTCGGCCCTGCTCAGCCATTCTGTTTTGTTGCAGGCGAACAGATTCACAATTGAAATCAACCAGTTTCTGAGCAAGATCGGCATTTATTCCATTCTGATGGGCAAAATCTTTGAAACTGCCTTCAAGCTCAGGGTCAATGCTTACTTCTTTTGCGTAAATAAATTCATAACCGTCAGGACTGTCAGGAATAACCATAATAGCTGTTTCCGTATCAGCTCCTTTTTTTCCAGAAACTGAGAGCAGACTTTTTGCTGACTCAGCATCATCATTTGAAGCGGCTGCACTGTCCGTATTAGAGCGCTGGGCCTCAACATTTTCAGAAACATCTGTTGCCTGAAGGTTACCCTCAGACCCTGCTTGAGAATTGTTCGCGGAGTAACCGCTTTCAGCTAAAATTTGTGAATCAGCCGCAGCTTCGGTGCTACTTAACCGTTTTTCCATCATCATCCTCCTTTTTCCTTAACTGTTCTGCTCTGGACCTGACTATTGAAAGATAAATTTCTTCATCAGCCGTAAGTACCGGGCCAAGCACATTTTCAATTACAAAATCATGAACAGCCACATTCCGGCTCATTTTTGAACTTTCACCATAAAGCGGACTGGAAACCATTCCCTGCTCCAGTAAAAAGGTAAAAATTCTTTTCCCATGAGCGGAACCAAAAGTTTTTCTCACATCTCCCAGAAACTGCTCTGTTTCCAGCTTCTGCTGATCAAGAATAGCTTTTTCCTCAATGCTGTCCTCATCTGTAAAACCTGAATCATTCATTTCCACTCCCTTAAAATAAACTTTCCCTCCCCCTCTGAAAAAGAGAATACGAATTACAGCGGACACGAAACAGCCGAGTCATGTCCGCCAGTGAAAGAAAAACAAAAAAATCCGCTGAAAACAGCGGATTTTTAAAAATTAAATTTTAAAAAGGGATTATGGCTTGATGAATGGAATTAAAATAACCTTATAAAAGGAAAGATATTCTGGAGAGCGAAAAATATTAAGCCCGATTTTCATATTCTCGTGCCCGTCTTCAGGTTGCGGAATATAGGTTTTAAAAAGTCTATCCCACCACGGGACATTAAAGCCGAAGTTACTGTTATTCTCTTTGAAATAAACAGAATGATGAACTCGATGTGTATCCGGTGTAACAATAAAAAGTCGCAGAAATGAATCAAACTTCAAAGACAGTTTTAAATTTGCATGATTAAACATAGCCAGAGAATTGAGAATTATTTCAAAAACAAGGACAGCAGATGCTGGTGGTCCAATAATAAAAACAAGCAGCATTTTCCAAAAAGTTGAAAGTAAAATTTCAAAGGGGTGAAA